GATATACAAGGATTCAATGAACTAGGACAAAATCTATCTACGATCAAACCCAAGTTTTTTGTGTGCTCGTTGACGTCGACTAAATTCACAGTAAGTGAAAGTGGTAGTGTCTACAAAGTCGAAGCTATTCCCTACAATCATCAAGGGCTTTCAAGTCTCATCAACACCACCTACAGCGATGTAAAACTTTTTGCCAGCGGCCAAGGCACAGTGTTTGATCTGTTGTCCAGCGGCGAAGGCAGTCTCATGTCTTATTTGAACAAGAATGAGGACAAATTACTAGCTGAAAAACTCATCGAACAAAAAGATGAATACGTGATTCAATTCCCTATTCTAAGCAGTGATTGGGTTTCATCAGCAGGGAACACGGAAACAATTAAAAAAGCCACACTTGACCCTAGAAAAGACAGTGGTGATACCAATAAAGCAGTGTCATCGGCCGTGCCAAAAACTGATCCTCAACGATTGGATAAGAATTCAATCGCATCTGCCAGTTTGGGACTCGATCAAAGCTCAGGAGGCAGACCCTTGTTTAAACGTGCCGGTGATCAATACGACGAAAAGACAGGTGTGCTGAAAAGAGATGGCATGACCATAGATCCTAAAACTCGTGCTTTTCAGTTCGGACAGAGTCAATCTTTGACTGCGATTATAAACCAAGTAATTCTAAGTTCTAAATATGCCACGGATGCGCTTGACCCTAATAATCTTGTGAATGGGTTTATCAAATGGTTTAAACTGGATGTGCAAATAGAACTTTTAAAATTAGATGTCAGCACAGGAGATTATGCTAAAAAAATTACTTATCGAGTAGTGCCCTATCTTGTACATCAAAGCATATTCACAAACGCCACATCAGCACCAGTGGGCTATACCGAGTTGACCAAAGACATAGTGAAAGAATATCAATACATCTACACAGGGCAGAATGTTGACATTCTCAGTTTTAACATCGAGATCAATAATTTATTTTATTCTGGTATCGCACCTAAGCCAGCAGACAAGGGTGCTAATACTGCTAATCAAAATCAAAAACCCAGTGAGAAATTAAATCCATCAGCTAAAACCGGCAAAGGATCAGCTCCTGAAGTACAGTCAGCGCAGACTGGCCGCAGTAGAAAAAAACGCGATCCTGAATTATTAAAAGGATACAAGGGTGGTGCAGAAAACAAAAGCGTGGAGCAAAATGTAGCTGAAAATTTTCAACAGGCCTTCATCACCGGTAGCAGTGCAGACATGGTGGTTGTGAATATGGAAATACTCGGAGATCCTTATTGGTTAGTTGACTCTGGGATAGGTAATCATTTTTCGGCAGCCGCCGCACCCACATCACAGATATTAGATGATGGCACGATGAATTATGAAGCTGGCAATGTTTTTATCTATATCACATTCAGAACACCAGCAGATGTCAACACACTTACTGGCCTATATGATTTTTCAATAGCTGGCAAGGAAAGTCCGTTTGGTGGTATATATAGGGTAAACAAGTGTGAAAACACATTCAGCGATGGTAATTGGAAACAAAAATTGACATGCCTTAGAATGCCAGGCCCACAAGGTCCTGAAGTCAACAAAACTGTTACTGGAGATCCACCATCTAAGATAGAAAAAGCTACTACACCGGCAGTTGAAATAGGACCAACACAACCACCTAGTACATCACCTATCGAAAAAAGTAGTCCTAACATTGCTAGTAATGTTAACACAGGGAACAACAGTGCGGCCGCTAACAACGGTACAACAGTAACAACATCTAATCAATCACGGAGAGTGGTAGGATTTAGATATTACAGAGATCTAGGACAAAATTAATGGCAGAATTATCAAGACCGTCAGTTGGCGATTCAGACAGAAGTGGCGGACTCACCACTGGCATTTATATCGCCACGGTGATCAGCCATCTTGATCCATCATTTATGGGATCGATAGAAGTTAATCTTTTAAAAGATCAAGCCAACACCGCAGGTGATGACAGTCAAACTTTTATTGTAAAATATGCTTCTCCATTTTTTGGTTACACCCCATTTGAGTTTATGGGCAAAAATGACGGAACTAAATCTACCATCGACGGATTTAGTGACACACAAAAATCATACGGCATGTGGTTTGTGCCACCGGATGTCGGTGTCAACGTATTAGTATTGTTTGTTGACGGCAACCCAGCAGCAGGCTATTGGTTTGCTTGCGTCCCCGGAGTAAACATTAATCACATGGTACCGGCCATAGCTGGTAGCACAGTAAACAGTCTTGATGCCGAAGATAAAAAAAGGTACGGCAATACTGCACTGCCTTTGCCTGTGGCCGAAGTCAACAAACGTATCAACGGTGATAAAAAAGAAATAGATCCAGAAAAATATCCCAGAGTGGTGCATCCTATAGCAGATAGATTTCTCGAACAAGGCCTTCTAGAAGACGATGTTAGGGGTTTTTCAACCTCGTCACCAAGACGGGAAGCCCCCAGCATGGTGTTTGGTATCAGCACTCCAGGACCGCTTGATCGTAGAAACAGCGCAAAAAAACAACAGATAGGCAAGTCAGACAGTGTGGCCACGGTGCCTGTGAGTAGACTAGGTGGCACACAGTTGGTCATGGACGACGGCAATGATAGATATCATCGAGCGACATCAGCGGCTGAAGGCCCAGTAAAATACATCGATCTATTAGATGCTGCCAATCAACGAAAAGGTGATACAGGATCAGCTACAATTCCAGCCAGTGAATACTTTAGAGTAAGAACTAGAACTGGACATCAGATATTGATGCACAATTCGGAAGATTTGATCTATATAGCCAATGCTCGAGGCACAGCATGGATAGAATTGACCAGCAATGGAAAAATAGATATCTATGCTGAAGACAGTATCAGTGTGCATACTCAACAGGATCTCAACATACGTGCTGCTCGAGATATAAACTTAGAAGCAGGAAGAAACATTAACATGCGGACTGAGTCAGGTAAGTGGCATGTAGAAATAGCCACTGACATGGAGTTCTTAGTCAATGCAGATTCCAAGCTCACAGTGGGTGCCAATTTAGACATACTAGTAGGAGCCAAGACTAAAATATCCACTAACAATGATTTAGATATAGCGTCTGGAGCAGAAACCAAGATCAGCTCTACTTCAGACATAAATCTTGGCAGCGGGTCTGAGCTCAAACTCAACGGTACTAAAATCAATTTCAATGGTCCAAACAATGCAGAAACTGCCGCGGCAGCTGATTTTGTGAGACCATACGATCTCAGAGACAATCCAGCTACTAGCACAGCAGCAGGATGGGACAAGCGTTATCAAGCAGGCATTGTGAAAAGCTTCATGAAACGTATACCCATGCACGAACCTTGGGTCCTGCATGAACATCGAGCACCAGAGTTACTCACCCCAGATAAAACAGATAGGGATATTTAATCATGGCCACAAGACTATACAATCAACAATCAGCAGCACAACGTTCTGCTATAGTGACGCAGAATCAAGGGCAATTCACATACAAAGGATTTAGTTCTAGCGAAGCCAATAAGAACTTCAAACTATACGATATCAATCTTGTCAAGCAGGATTTGATCAATCATTTTTATATCCGCAAAGGTGAAAAATTAGAAAATCCAGAATTTGGCACAGTGATCTGGGACATGCTGTTTGAACCTTTTACCCCAGATGTCAAAGAAATTATAGCTAAGGATGTAGAAGCTATCATTAACTATGATCCTAGATTTGCAGTCACCGAAATCAACATAGACAGCACAGATCAAGGCATGCGAATTCAGGCAGATTTGGTGTATATTCCTTTTAATATCAATGAACGTATGACTTTGAACTTTGACAAAAACAATAGTGTAATTAACTAAGCAGTTTATTTTTAAGGGTAAATATTGGTATGACCACAACCAGCAGACAAAACAATCTCATACTAAATCAAGATTGGACCAGGATCTATCAGACGTTTAAAAACGCTGATTTCCGCAGCTACGACTTTGAAAATCTGCGTAGAGTTATCATCACCTATCTACGTGAAAACTACCCAGAAGATTTTAATGATTATATAGAAAGTTCAGAATACATGGCACTGATAGATGCTGTGGCGTTCTTGGGACAAAGCCTGGCATTCCGTATAGACCTTGCCAGCCGTGAAAATTTTATTGAACTAGCAGAGACCAAAGAAAGTGTGCTGCGTATTGCTCGCATGCTTAGTTATAATGCCAAACGCACGGTTGCAGCCAGCGGACTGTTAAAGTTTGCAACAATAACCACTACTGATACTATCACAGATAGTAACGGAAAAAATCTTGCGCAACAACTGATAACTTGGAACGACCCCACAAACGCCAACTGGTTAGAACAGTTTCTGACTGTGTTAAATTCTGCCATGGCAGATAACACAGAATTTGGTCGCAGCCAAGGCTCTGCTACTATTCAAGGAATTCCTACAGAACAGTATAGATTCCGTACAGTTAGCACAGATGTACCGTTGTTTTCGTTCTCTAAGACTGTGGCCAGCAGAGGCATGATCTTTGAGATAGTTAGCACAGCTTTTAAAAACAGCGAAAATATCTACGAAGAGCCGCCAGTTCCTGGTAATCAATTGGGATTCATCTATAGAAATGATGGGTCTGGCCCAGGCAGTGCTAACACAGGATTCTTCGTTCAGTTCAAACAAGGCACATTGGAGTTAGCAGACTTCACAGTGGATGTACCTACTACCAATGAAAAAATTGCTGTTGATGCAGGTAACATCAATAATGATGATGTGTGGTTGTTTTCCTTGAACTCACAAGGCGCACAACTCGAGGAGTGGACTAAGGTATCGTCTTTGGTAGGTAACAACATTGCCTACAATAGTCTCACGCAGGACATACGCAACATCTATGCTATTAATACCAAAGAAGATGATAACATAGATCTCGTGTTCGCAGACGGAGTCTACGGAAATTTACCACAGGGATCTTTTAGAGTATTTTACAGAACTAGCAATGGACTGTCGTATACAATATACCCCAACGAATTAAGAGGTATCAATATTTCTGTTTTGTATAGAAACAAAAATAATGTTGAACACACTCTGACCATCGGACTGGCTTTGCAGAGTACTGTGGCTAATTCTGCAGCTTCTGAAGATATAGACAACATTCGTGCTAATGCCCCAGCGGTGTACTATACTCAAAATAGAATGATCACCGCAGAAGATTATAACCTTGCACCATTGTTGGGTTCACAAAACATTGTAAAAATTAAAGCAGTGAATAGAACATCTAGCGGTATAAGCAGAAATTTTGATGTTATAGACGCCACTGGAAAATACAGCAGCATCAATGTATTCGGAGATGACGGATATCTTTACAAACAAGAAGATGAATCTGTGCTGTCATTTAAATTTACTAGCAGAATAGATATTATCAATTTTATCAGACGCAGTGTAGAACCGGTGTTTACAGAAGATGAAGTTTATAATTTTTATTTTACAAAGTTTGATAAAATATTATTCACAGATGTCAACACAGTATGGCAGTCTGTGACCACAGCTACCAGCACAGGATATTTTAAAAATGTGGTAGATAACGCCCAACTCAAAGTTGGCAGCTACTCTACCAGCAACTTGAAATATGTATTAGTTAACGCAGCAGTGAAATTTATTCCACCTACCGGATTTAAATTTAAAAAAGGAAAATTAGTTGCGACTAACGCCAACGATTCTGAACAGACAGATTACATATGGACAAAAATGGTCAAGGTCACCGGAGACGGAACATATGTCAAAGGGCTAGGGCCAATCACACTCAGCGATCTAGTGCCCACCGGCGCTGTGGCTCAACGCATAGTGCCAAGATTTGTCAGCGATCTGCCAGTCGCACTTGAGACTGAAATTGTTAATCAAGTGTTTGATAATCAAACTTTTGGATTGAGATACGAGATTACCGAATCTCAATGGAAGTTGATCACTGCCAGCAATTTAAATCTAACCAATGATTTTACTTTAGGCAAAGCTGGAGATACCACCAATACTAATATAGATAGTTCGTGGGTGGTAGTCTTAATCAAACAACCCGACAGTTACATAGTAAGGATTAGAAAGCAGTCATATATCTTTGGTAGCGTACAACAGAATAGATTTTATTTTGATAGCAATGAAAAACAGTATAATGATCAAGTAGGGGCAGTGGTCAAAGACCAGATCTCAGTGTTGGGAATCAACACCGGCAAGGATTTTATCACAGAGCTTAAACAGGATGTTCCGTTTGAAATCAGTGACACAATAAAGTTTGATGACGGCTACGAAAGCACCAACGAAATTAAATTAAGTTTTAGAGATGCTGACGACGACGGAGTTGTTGACAATCCTGAATCATTTGAAAATATTGTAGGCCTAGATCAAGATTTAAATTTCTTATTTTTTCTAGCTTCAAATGATGTCTACGGAACAGCAATTAAAACACTCATAGACAACTCGAATGATTTAATCTTAGTTAGACAAAAAGAAGCTGGAATAACTTTCAATGATACTGTGACATACCCTGATCAACAGTTGATATATTTCTATGACTCTGCTGAAAATATTATCAAACGAGTAAATCGAACTACCAACACCTTGGACATAGCCAACGAATATACAGCAGTTGTTGGCAGAAGAAATCTCAAATTTCAATATACTCATAACGCCAGCGTGGATAGACGGATCGATCCTTCTACCAGCAACATCATTGACATATACTTGCTAATTAGAAGCTATGATGAAAGTTACAGAATATATCTCGCAGGTGGCACTGATATCGAACCAGTGGCACCTACCAGCGACGCATTGAGAACAACATTTGGCACAGCATTGTCGTCAATCAAGTCTATCAGCGATGATATTATATATCATCCTGTGAAATACAAAGTGCTGTTTGGATCTAAAGCAGATCCTAAACTACAGGCAGTGTTTAAGATTGTTAAGAATCAAAATCGTTCGATCAATGACAACGATCTTAAAGTCAGAGTAATCACTGCTATCAATACTTTCTTTGATATTAATAATTGGGACTTCGGCGATCGATTTTACATGGGCGAACTAACTACATATATTTTAAACACAGTGTCTCCGGATCTTGCTAACATTGTGATAGTACCGAAACAATCTAATCAATCATTTGGTAGTCTTTTTGAAATACAAAGTAGATCAGATGAAATACTGATCAGCGCAGCCACAGTAGATGATATAGAAATCGTCTCTGCTATTACCGCATCCGAAATAGGTGCTAGTACCAACTCTATAGTATCAACAACTTATTAATATGGCCGATAAATTTCCTAACAGTCAACTACCTATACGCAGATCAGTAGAACTGCTACCAGTAATTTTCCAAACTCCTGCCAATGATAAATTTTTATCTGCGGTAGTTGATCCCTTAATACAGCCGGGTGTGCTAGACAAAGTTGTGGGGTACATCGGTCGTAGATATGACAAAACCTATAACGGTAAAGATGTATATGTTGATACAGATGGCACCTTGCGTAGCAGCTATCAACTTGAGTCTGGAGTGATATTTAAAAATCACGATAAAATAGAAAATTTCTACGACTATATTGATGTTAAAAATCAATTGAAATTTTTTGGAAACGCCATTGAAAGAGACGACAAAGTAACCAGTCAAACACACTACACTTGGGATCCCCCCATCGACTGGGACAAGTTTATCAATTATCGAGAATATTACTGGGAGCCACTGGGTCCACGCAGTATTAATATAACAGGGCAGAGTGCAGCCATCAACAGCACCTATAAGGTGGTATTAGGTACGACTAAGAATTCATTTGTATTCACCCCTGATGCATACACTAATAATCCCACGCTGACTCTTTATCGAGGACAGACCTACAAGTTCAAAGTCAATGCTCCTGCCGAAGGCTTTGCAATACGCACTAATTTTGACACGGGTAGTTTATTGTTTCAACCTAGCAGAAGCTATGCACAGGGTAGTCTTGTGGTTTATGATTCAAAACTATGGCGAGCTATTAGAGATATAACTAGTTTTGATACTAGCTCAATTACTATAGACAGTGAGGATTGGCAATATATAGAACCCGCCGGTGCAGGCTCTGCATTGGACTACGACAACGGAATCACCAACAACGGCGTTGAAAATGGTACCTTGACATTTGTGGTACCATACGATGCTCCTGACACATTGTATTATCAAAGTAAAATAACTCCGGATGCATTTGGCAGATTTATTATTGCAGACATAGAGGAAAATACATTTGTTAATGTAGACATAGAGATCATCGGCAAAACCACATATACCAGCGGCAACGGTATAGAATTCAGCAACGGTATGGTTGTTGAATTCTCAGGTAACATATTACCTACTATCTATGCAACAGATACATGGTTAGTAGAAGGAGTAGGCGCAGCTATAACCTTGACTAGATTTAGTGATCTTGTGGTGCCAGTACTTAGCACAGAAGTTCCTGAGGTGTTGTTTGATAACGAAGGCTTTGATACGCAGCCTTTTGACGATGCCACGGAGTATGCTGCATTTAAAGACTATGTTACTATTGCTAGAGATAGTGTTGATAACAATCCCTGGAGTAGATACAATCGTTGGTTCCACAGATCTGTCTTAGAAAAAGCATATCAATTAAGAGGTCAGGATTTTCCAGCCAACGAAGCTGCTAGAGCCAAACGACCAATTATAGAATTTCGTGCAGGCCTACAATTATTCAATCACGGGTCTACAGCCAAACAGACTGTGGATTACATAGACACTGCAACCACTGATGTGTTTTCTATTATCGAAGGCGCCAAGGGATATAACATAGACGGTGAATTTATATTCGAAGGTGCAAGAATACTAGTAGTAGCAGACACCGACAACCTAGTCAATAATAAAATTTACACAGTGGAATTTATCACCCATAACGGCGTTGTTCAAATACACCTTAATGAAAGTGATGATACTGAATCGATACTAGGGCAATGTGTTACTGTAAGACGCGGCGCAGTAAACAAAGGGCTAATGTTCCATTACAACGGAACTAATTGGGTATCTAGCCAACCCAAGACTACAGTTAATCAAGCTCCTATGTTTGATGTCTATGATTCCAATGAAATCAGTTTCGGTGACAACACCACATATGCAGATACAGAATTCACTGGGTCGAGTATATTAAGCTATAAGCCAGGTACTGCTAGAATCGATAAAGAACTAGGATTCAAGATCAGTTATCTCAACATAGATAATATCGGAGACATAGAATTTAATTGGAATTGGGACACTGAAATATTTCGCTATACCATTGACCGATCTCCTGTGCAGAAAAAAATATCTACAGGTTTTTATAGATTTGGATCTAATAGATATGCCAATGGATGGCAACAACTAGATTCTAAATATCTACAACCTATAATAGATAATCAAATAGTAGAAACAGCCACGAACACTTTGGTGTTTTTCACAGTACAATGGGAAAGCCTAACTGTTGACCCCGAAATAAATTTCTATGTTAACGGCGTAAAATATACCGGTACATGGACTAGAAATCGTGGCACCTTTGTGTTTAATAAAACATTTGCAGTGAAAGATGTTGTAGTAATAAAACTTATCACAGATATTGAACCTGACCAAGGTTTCTATGAAATACCAGTCGGCCT